TAAAGAGTCGCCGCTTTACCCTGACTCGGTTTTTATGCTTCAAATAATTTTGGGTGAGCCTTTCTCCTCAGGACCTAGCAAGGTTAGCTAACAGATTCAAGACCTGCCTCTAACAAGCCCATCAGTGCTCAATTTAGTTAAGAATTGTCCAGCGTTCATGTGCCCCTATGTCAGATGAATTTGTTTCGGGATTCATGTACACTAGATTGAAAGTTTGATCAAAAGTCCGAATTTGGTGATTTCCAATTGCCAAGTTGAACTTGACGTTTGATTTGAGCTGTTTCACGAAATCATCGTAAAACAACCTTCCATGTCCAGCTGCAAAGTCCAATGCGTTATCGACATTCTCCGTGAATTGTTCGGGGTTTGCCGCGGGTCTGTACCAGTTGATCAGATTGTGGATTGTTTTTACGTCCATCGCTGGAACATAGAAGCCAGGGACTGTTTTGTCATTGAATCCCTGTTTGAGGAAGGTGCAATTCTCGATAGTGTCAAGAGCGGTCAGTTTGTCCGACTTGTCAGGATTGGTGACAATCATTCCAACCTCACTGGCTACCTTAGCAAGAGTAAGCCGGTTGTACTTCTCAAGTTTTTCACGGTGTTCGTTGTTCAAATCCACGTGTTGCCAATTGTCATCTCCCATGAAGAGCGCAGTGACATACTTCTTGAAAGATTGAATTGGCATCCCAGTCCTCACATAAGCGATTCTTGAGATGATTTTGTTGACCATGATGTTGGTAATGGTCGTGAAACCCCCACATACTCCAGAAGGAAGAGCATGATCATCCAAGTAGACACTATCTCCATAGATGTGCATCGTGTGTCCAACTTCATAGAAGAGTGTTCTCCTCACTTGATTGTCCTCCTCAGATCCGCCATACCAATGATTGATGATATCGACAATCTTCTCATAGTAGACTGGGGATTGGGTTGAATCAAACTTGCTGTAATCAACACCAAAGAAATGAGGACATTGGCGCATTTTGAGTCCCATCTCAGGCCAAATCTTCTTTGGCTCCACTCCAAGAGCAGATTCGAGAGGGAACCCGACGTAGTCCGGATTCATGAACATGATCCTAAATGCACCAAAGTACATATTCCACACAATCATTTTGTCAAGAGGAGGAGCATTGACGACGCGAGTTCCGCCAATTTTGATTTTCTCCAATGGACGAAGCTCATCCTTCTTAACGTCAATGTAGTAGGAGTCCTCAATAACCTCCCCTTTCTTGGCCAGATCAATTCTCTTCTTGATTCGCTCAAGCAAAGCTGGATCATTAATCTCGTACTTCAGTCGCTCTCCAGGTTTTTGTGGGAGTTCCTTGAAGTACGGGTATTTGCCCTTTCCATGTTTGAAGTTGTAAGGGTAGCCTGGGGAATTTCTCATTTCCAAACCAGCCTCCTCGCCATGACTCGTGCCATCTACCCCATTGATGGCCTCGTCCAGAGTCAAAAGTCTTTTCTCTCCTTCGAATTGCGTGAATTCGTCCTTCATCGCCTCCACCACTTGATTGACCTCATCAACATCACGAAACCAAAAGGTTTGCCTGTTTGTTTTCTTGATGATGTCTGCATCGAAGTCAACGCCCTTGTCAAGACGGGGGTCCTTTGGTGAAAGGACCGCCGGTTCATGGGTAATCGGAAAGATTTCTCCATGAACAGGGGATGGTTTGATAGCTGTTTTTGTTGGTTGGTGACACCTATCTTCCTTTCCCACAGTTCCAAGAAAATGATTTGTTTCAATTGCTTCCTGGAAATGAGGGGGAACATCCTCCTTGACAATTTTCGTTGACGTCGATGGAGACAACGAAATGGGAAGCATCTCCTCAAGTGCGAGCAAATGTTCAATGCAGACTGGAGAAGCTCCCATGATCGTTCCATTACCCCAAGTGTGGATTCCAATCATTTTCCCAATTGATCCAAAGTACTTGGGATTGTGAACAATCCAAGGATTGCCACAAGCTCCGGCGGTTGACCTACCATTCCCACAGATTGAAAGAGGGGTAGTGGTAAATGAACCGTCAGAAGCTTCCGTCTTTTGATTCGCGATGAACCGCATTTTCGGAACCCAACTGCAAACATTCCCAACTTTGTATCCAGACTGATTGTCAATTCTGGACAAATCCGAAGCAGAGATGATGTGCTTCGTCATGTCAGGAAAAGAATGCCCTGTCCAACCAGTGTTCCAAAGGACAACGTCAGTATCGCCTTCCTCATAGGAGAGTTGCGCACAGTTTTTGCTGTCAAAAGTGACCTCATAATTGTAATCGGCCAAAGATCCATTATCGTGAGATCTCCTCTGGACTTGGATGATCGTTCCTTCAGGAAGAGTATCTACGAAATGCTTATTGAGAAGGATCAAATTCTTCTTCCAAGCGAATCCACAAGTAACCTTCCCATTGCCCCTCAATTGAACGGTGTTCTTCAAGTAGGTTCCAATTCCTGGGAACTCTGTGTCCTGATGGCTTGGAATTGGAACTTTGGGCCTAATTGGGTTCGCAACCCTTCTGACATCCATCTTCCTCTTCCCGCCAGAAGCTGGTGATCCAGCAGAATACCAAGAGACTTGGTGAACTGGATTTTCCTCCTTTCCCTTTCCGAACAACCAGTAACCAACCATTGCAGTGGCCGTCATTCCAGCTGCGACCTTCATGATGAAGACAGAATACTTTTTGATGGAAGCAATGATGCCATCAAATTGTTCTGAAACTCTTTCAGTGTTGGTGACCCACTCCAAAAACGAAATCGCTTTTCCAATGCCTGAATTTGCTGGCATTGGTTCAGGTCCATAACACCTACGGTGTTCAGGATCCATCGATCCCACCATTTTGTCTTCACCATGAAAGGCGAACATGTCGGAAGAAAACCATTCTCCTCTGAACTCCTCGGGTCGGTAATCATTGATGGGAATCTTCCAGCCTTCTTCCGCAACATGACTCCTCAAATTGCCATGGACTTTTGATGTTATCCAGGTTGATTCAAAGAATCTCAAGTCATAAAGCTTCTGGAACTCTCTTCTCAAGATGTCCATCTTCCCTTTGTGATGAGTCTCGTTTTCCAAAACACGAGCAATTTTGCTCGTAATCCTCGCACACAGCTTTTTGTACGGAGAGGTAGTGGCTGATTGGAAAACCGGGATCGATTGTTGTTCATAATCATCCAAGTCATCAAAAGATGGGAAAAAGTTTGGTCTGGAATCGTCCTCATGAGATCTCGTTGATGAATTCACTATCCTTTGTTCATTAGTGATACCTTGGACGATCTCATTGATGATGTCTTTGAAGAGGACCTTTTCTCCAGATTTCGGATGTGCTTGATCTGGAATCCTCATCCCATTCTCCATTCTCTGCCTGTAGAAGTTCAGGTAGGAATCTGGGTGTACAAATCTGTCACCCATTCGATCCTTGTCGATTTTTGGAATCTTCAGTTCCACGAAAAAGCAATGCTCATACATCCTGTTGTAAAGAGCCCTGGGCTCAGTGATGTATTGGTCCACCTTCGGGTGAGTTTGATTCATTGTTAGAATAAGAAGTTCTGAGAGAAACTGGGTTCCCTTCTCCTCCAACGATGCCATGTTCACCCTATATGGAGCATTCCCAATCATGTTCATGAACCCGTTCAAATCTTTTCCTTCCCTCATTTGGAGAAAATCGTCGATCATGGTGATCGGTTGTTGTGCATATCCGGACATGAAATCGTCAGTTGATGAGTTAATCATGAAACATGTTCCATCGGCCCAGCCCATCTTCTCAGCCACGTAGTGCGACACCACGTGAGAGGACAAATAAGTCTTGCCACACTGAGGTTCTCCCATGAACGTGATGACTGTCGGGCGAACCCTGATTGCAGTGGGTGGTGTCTTCCTACATTGGTCGGCCAATTGTTGGATGTAGAATCCAGTCTCCTTAAGATTCCTGACATAATTGGTCGACTTGTCTGTGACGATGACATTTTTCAAAATCATCTGAGCGTCAGGGGCCATTGAAATGACCTTTCTCCTCTTCTCTGGATCAGACAAGATGCTGTTGATCCCCTCTGCTTTGAGTGACAGGGACTCATCGATGAATTCAAAGATCATTTTCTTGTTTTGCCTGATCCATGAAATCCCACAACTCGGCTCCATTCCAAGGTACTCCACCTTGATTTTGTCGACCATCCAGACCACACCATTGACCAAGGCCGACAAACTCCCAGAATATCTGGTCAGATTCCCAAAATTGAAAATCTTGTTGAACTCAAAGATGAATGTCTCAGGTGATGCAACCCACTTTCCAATGTTCACTAGGAACAAGAGAAAGATTCCAATGACCTTGAGGAATGTCATTCTCTCGTCAGAATCATCTTGGAAACGAGGAATCCCATCATTGGTGAACAAGAACTTTCCGAACTTGTTGAAGAAAATTGCGTTGACAACCTCTTGAAAAATGTCAGGCATTGGGACCACATACTGGAAAACCTTTGCGAATCCTGAGACAGCAAGGGCTTCTTTTTCGGTCCAAAATTCCGAAAGTCTGTCCAAGACCTCAGTGAGCATCAATCCAAGAAGTCTTGAATACTCACCCCTCCTCAAATAACCATTCACGTTGTATGAGTTTCCGGCGGTGAAAACCTCATCCACCATGTTCCTCTTGTTTTTTCTCACGTCCCCAACAATCTTCTCAGTTGTTTCGAAGATATTGTCAAGTCTTTCTGCGACTTTTTCGAAAGCGCCAAACGTTTTGGTGGCCTTTGGGATGGCATCCCTAAGAACCTCAGCCGTCTCTTTCACTTCCTTGTTGAAAGAAGTAGCTTCTTGGACCCCTCTCTTGTGGGTGTCCACAATCGATTCACTAGCTCCCATGATGGTTGAGAGAGCTTCGTCGATCTTCGATGTCCATTCCGTAGTCCGTTTGTTGAATTGTTCCGTCATTCCAGTTACTGATTCTGCGATCCTGTCCGCATTATGGGTGGATCTCGCGATGGACTCAACCACACCCATCCTGTGGAACTCGTCGATTTCGTCTTCAAGCTTTTCCATAAGGTTCGTTGCCTTCTGGGCAGCTTGATCAACCTCCTTGAGTCCAAACCAAGATTGGAACTCCGCGGTGCCACAACCCTCGTTGATTTTAACACCTGAGAGAAAACCCCTCAGTGAAGGAAGTTTCTTCTTCTCCACCCCAGCTTGTTTTGGATCATGAGTCCAAGGAGAAGGTTTTCCGATCGTTTTCCTCCAGAATTCCTGGTATGCCGCCAAAGGCATGGCATGGTTGAATTCAAGGTGATTGCAGATCTTCTCAAATGATGAGACAAGCTCACATCTGGGGCACTTCACCTTGTTTTTCCATCCACAAGGGTGCTCGGATTCCCACTTTTGGGGAGTTGTTGAAACTCCACATCCAGGACACTTCAATTCAACATTCTCCCTCGGATGGGACGACTTGATGTGTTTCACCAATGATAGAAATGATGAAACAATTGTCGAACACAGCGGACACTTTCGAGTGTTGGTGACGACAGTGATCTTTTCATCACCAGATTGAAATGATGGAACGATCTCGAAATCACTCTCATTTCCATCTTCCGCCACGATGCCATCAACACGATCGCGAGACGCCTTCTCTAAGAGAGTTGCGCCGAGAGGTCGCCGCGCGACGTGTTTTTGGATCTCCTTGGCGGGACTTGGAGGCACCAGAGCATTTTGGTACACATGAGGAGCACCCAAGAAATGGGAAAGAGTGAAACCAGGCCCAACAGCTTGAGTGATGGTCACTTCCGCGGGCTTGGTTCCTCTGTTCCATGCGTAGACGTAGAGATTGGAGAAGGGGAACTTTGGGAATTCTCCCGCAACCGGTATGGTTCTCGATGGAACTGATTTCAAGAAATTCAACCAAGGGATCCCAACCTCAAACATGGATTTGACTGCAAAGTTATGCATTGTTGGGTGGTTTTCCTCAATGTTGGCATACCACTCTTCCAAAGTGACTTCTCCTTCCTTGATGTCATAGAAGATTTGGGCCGCGTCTCCATAAGTCAAATGAACAGCCAGGACCAGATTGTCATTGGTTCCAGTGTCAGCAAGGAAACCAATTGTCTGGCCTCCATTCTGGTAACCAAACATGTTGGTGAACATTCCATAGTAGTTGAGGACGGCACCACTTGTCGCAAAGGCTCCTTCGCTATTCTTCCATTGCTTGATCTTGGAGCATGGAATGGGAATCCTCAAGATATGGATCTTGTCATTTGGAACCACCCAGTTGTAGATGGGGTCCCTCTTCGTCATCAGTTGGAGCATATCCTCATGAGGATATGTCATGAGGGAGCTCGGTGCTGCTGCTGTCTCTGATCCAGGGAAAAGTGAAGCCACAGCTCCATCCAAAATGGCATTTGATCCAATCTCGCCATTTGGTTTTTCAAGAATCTCATCTCCACTCTGAAACTGTGGGCAGCGAGGTTTTGATTTCTTGATTGCCTTTTGGCGAGCCCTTTCAGGGTAGTAGGGATCATTTGGGAAGAGCTTCTCAAACTTGCGAATGGTTTCCTCCGATGCATGGCCATCTTCCATGGCATCAAACTCCTCATCAGTCAAATAGTTTCCCTTCACAACCTCCGTGTCATTGGCAGTTGGATAAGGAATCATGAGCTCCTTGTAAATGAAAGGAGTCCTGAATTGCATGTTCGGAGAATTGACGTACACATTAACATCAATCGAGGTGGGATGATTGTCAGTTGGAGTGTACTGGAATGGTGAAACAACGAAAAGAGAAATCATTCCCAATGAATTCAGAGAATTGGCAAATTTGTCCATTGATCCATTCTCGGATGGTTGGATAGTATTCAACCAATCGTAAGCACCATTGAAAGGGA